AAATCCGTAAAAACCCATCTTCTGATGACGATGCAGCATCTCATCTTCGAAGATAGTAACTTCTTGTTTAACTGGCATAACAAAGCTATCGCTAGCCTTGAGGTCAAGACCGATAACCAGTTCTACATCACCATTAGGACCAAGTGCCCCACCAAGATTGTTAGTGAAGTAGTTCTGATATTCTTGGCTCTGTCCGAGTTCATCAAGAGCATGAAGATTAACATTGAACAAGCGAGAAAGTGCTCCACTTTCATCATTAGCGACATGAACTTCTCGACGACTAGTGTCATCAAGCTGATCAACGCCCCAGTTTCGCATGTCCTCAATTCCTTCAGGACTCAGATAAGCATCGGTCAATTGACCACGATTCATAGAACCAGAGTTACCGCCACCATTACGTCTCATAACGGTCTTCATCAGACTTACGAGTCGTTTGGTGAACTGACCAGGAGCCGCATCAGTATCGAACAGCAAGATATTACGATCAACAGTAGCAGCCAAAATAGTATGCCAACCATCATCGTTCATCTTCTTGACGAAACCAGCTTCCAGGGCTTGAGCGGCACGATTCACAACGTCCCAACGTGCTTCGCGAACATATCGAAGAAGCATATCGATTGAGTTAGTAATTGAGTACGTAGGAATCGTCACATAGTCGCCTTCAACAGTCCGCTCAGGCACACGACCATGACCAGGATTGGTGTAAGCGACAAATTCATCTTCTTCTCCTGGAGCAATAAGATCCAGAGGAAATTCAGTTGAAGTACCTGGCTCCATAGGAATGCGTTCAAAGATACCACCAAGGATATCTCCAACAAGAACGCCTTCTCGGAGAGGCAATTCAATAGCTTTAGCCAACTGATGCTGTGCGACAAGAGCTTCCGGCTTATTAGAACTACCGGCCCTTTTGATCAGTTCGATAAAGTCAGGACTAGGTTTAGTAAGAATAGACATTTATTTTACCCCTAAGAAAAGTTTGTTAGACGTTGACAGCGACCTTGGCAAAGCCATCGGCGTTCTTCGTTGATAGAAATTGACCAATTTTTGGAGCCGTACCATCCTGCGTAGCAGAGCAGTTGCCCGAATCAGCCAAATAACAATCTTGGCCTGCCGTTGGAGTACCAGAAATCTGGTCCGTAACGACCCAACCTTTTCGCAAGAGGGTAACTTTACCTCCCTGCTGAACTTCATCTTTCTGCCAATTAATATGATAACGAGACTGATCAATATTAACGACATCATTTAAAAGAATACCAGCAAACTTCGCACCACTTGCTTCTGCTGCAACTGTAACAACAGCGTTGCTGTTATCCATTGCGGAACCAGAACCAGCAGTACTGATACTCATGAACTGACCTTTTTCAGCCGTTTCGTTAATGAAAAAACTAATGTCAGTATCAAGTTAGTTTCGATCACCTTTAAGAGCCATTGTAAACACCCCTGATTATTTAAGGTTTTGAGTAGTTTTAAGAACATTTCTAAAATAACTAGCAGTAGAAGCAAACGTATCTGTCAGATCTTCTGGAGTAGAAATAAGAGCGGCTTCCGCTTCTTGTTCAACTTCCTCAAGTTCTTCAGCAACACTTTCTTCTACTTCTTCTACTTCTTCTTCTACCGCTTCAGCAATAACTACTTCAGGAGTAGCCTGTGGCGTATGGACCAATTCCAACATCGCTGCAAAAGCTTCATCATCTACAGAGTCGAACTTTTCTAAAAGATTGCCGACTTTGTCTTCAGTAATACCAACTTCAAGAGCCTGCTTAGTACGATTCAACGTGCGAATAGTAGCAACAGCCTCAGTGAGTTTAGTCTTGGAAGCATCTAGTTCAGATTTGACCGTAGCCAATTCTGTACTAAGAGCTTTTTCAGTTTCTACATGCTGTGCGATAGTTTCATTAAGTTCAGCAATCACAGCATCTTTTTCATTTTTCACATTTTCAAGTTCTGTAAGAGTAACGGAAGCTACGGCAGCTTCCAATTCAGGACTCGTGACCGATTGAGCATCGGACATAGCAAACTCCTTAATTTTAAAAGGTTGAGTTTCTTGCTCGAATACATCTTGGTTCGAATCAAGAATGATACTTCTAGGATTAGCAGGTTGATTAACTAAGCCTTTACCAGAAAAAGAGATATTACGCAATAATCTACCAACTTTGTATCCATTCCATTTACCTTCGCCTCCATAAACCCGGAGATGTTTTGTTAAGAATGCAGAGTCTTCATCTCTAACAACTACATTTATTTTACCTTCTGGACTAATCACAGAATAATCAAAGTCAGAAAATAGACACTCCATAGAGACTGCCCATTTTCCTTCATCAATCTCTTCAGTCAAAGATTTAATTCTTTGACGGAGTTCTGGATCACTCCAGCTTTTATAAATAACAGCCGAAGTAATAATATCGAATACTTCTGGTCTTTCTTCAGATACAACCTTCGACCCATCTTGATCAACAACAATAGAACCAGTTATATGCCCAATGATATCAGTTTCATTATGCATATAGTTAAATTGCTTATCTACCGGAGTATCTCTTGCCGCCCAAACTTCATCAGGATCAAAAACATCGTCGTTTTTATTCCATCCAGTAGAGACAAGGATTGAGTTCAGATAATATAAATCAATCTGGTCAGGATTTGAATTACCAAAACCAGCAATAGTCTTTTGAATATCTTCTTTAGAAGGATGGGTATAGTCAGCATCAAGAAGAATTTTTGCTTCTAGTGCCACACTAGCACTAGACTTAACTATATCACTTAAACCATCTAAAATTTCTTGTTCATATATTTTCATATAGTCACCTCGTTTTATTATACACCAAATTTTATAATTCGGCGTCTTTTATTTGAACGTATGCAAAACAATAAATTTGACGCATCTCTTCTAGTGATGGTTCTTTAGAGTTTGAATTGAAGAAATCTTGCTTAAGACTAGCTATTTCAGATAGTATTAAGGGGGTGAGATTTGGTTCACTTTCCAATATACCAAGAATTACTTCATCAGTAATCTCTTGAAATAGTTCCAAATGTGATAATACACTTAGTTTTAAAAGTTCAAACTCATTAGACTGAGACTTTGTTAATGTCCTTGAATCTTTCTTATTGCAATGAGCTAGAAAAGAAGGAAGCAGGGAGTCGGCAATTTTCTTCTGTGCCGATATTGCCCATATTAAGGCAGATGCTTTCCCAGGATTTGTCCTTGGATTGACCCTTCTTTGTTTTCTAGGTTTTGTATCCCTGGCATTTTTAGGTCTGCCATTTTCCGGACTTGGTTGTTTAGGATTTTCTGACTTTGGATTAGTTCCTGGCTCTTGACCTATAGGAGCTTGGGGGTTACGTTTTACTCTAGATACTTGCTCAATGCTGATCTGATCCTTATTAAGAGCAATCTTGTTGAACTCATCTTCCTGTTGGGCATTATGATAAGGACCAGCTTTAGGAGGAATCTTATAGCTTTCTCGTGCTCTGGATTCTCTTTTGACTCTAGCTGTTTCAATCTCTTCATTTTCTCCAAACCTTTCTCTAACTGTTTCGAGAGAAATAACATCTCTATCAGCTAGTTGTATTAACAAGGCTTTTTCTGAAGAATCATCAGATAGAATCATATGGTCAAAATGTATATAGGCGGGATTCTTGAACCCCATAGCTTTCTGGACTTTTCGGATTTCTCCATTCCAGAGTTTAGAGAGCATATTTCTACCGTATTCAAGTCTCTCAATTAATGTTTTGAGAGAGATGAAATTATTAGTAAATCCGCCGCTCTGTCCAGCAATTCCGGTTAAAGTTGGGGGAATACCCAATCCGGCATATATGCTATTTAATACAGGACCATACTTTTCATTACCTAAGAATTTATAAACCTGGCTATTACTCTCTTTGAAGTCAATTTCCGGACCCCAAACCAGATCCATTGTTCCTCCACCAACGTTAGTAGCTAAGACATCTCGCAATTTATCAATTGCTGCCTTTGTTGGGAGAATTTTGTGCTCAAGATCTCCTAGACGCCAAAGACGAATATTAGATATAGCACCATCTAGAGCAGACATATCAGCGAGCTTCATCTTCTCAAGCATCGTGATATCGTCAAGTATTGGGTTAATCATGGGATATGCCCATAATTGCCAATCGTCTTTCTTATAATGAAAGACTTCTATAGTTTCTGGTTTTAGCTCAATCCTTTCCTGATTATTTTTTAATGCGTTAATTATATCAACTGGAAGATTTTTGAGTGTCGAATTTTTCTTTTTAAATTCATCTCGTATCTTTTTAGAGATTTTCACAAAATATTTTTTATCGCCAGAAAATAAAGCAGTCTCACCACCATCTACTTCTATAGTAGTTGGATTAAGAAAATTGTATACAAAAGGAATTCTACGAGTAGACATTTTCTCTTCGAGGTATTTAAGATCTTCATCACCCTTTGTTAAAGTTCTTTGATTTACTTTAGTAAGTTTTACATAACGACGTTTAACAATAACGTTTCCGGTACGAAATAAATTATTTAAGAAACGCTCAGATCGTTCAGACCCACCAATTTCTTCCCACCAACGACGATAGAATTTTTGGGCATTAGGATCACTATGAACCAAACTAATCCCTTGTGAGCCAAAATCGCCCATCAAGTCGATAACGTTTTTTATAATCCCAACTTTATCATATGCAGACATACATCGCTGCATAATATCCTGTTGATGATTGGGAGGTTCTTCCCCCGGTCTGAATCCATAATAACTATTTTTACTATAGCTATCACGAACAGAAAGACCTGGCTCCATACTGAGGAAGGTCCGGCTTGAAGCACTAGCGGACATCATTCCTTGATATGAAGATAAATTTTCAGATGCTCTTTCTAAAGCATCTTTATCATTCATATCTATATATAGATTTTTAGCTGTACTAAGATTTTCTTCAGACATAATCTAACCTTGTTATGATTACAATTAAACTACGTCTGTTTAATACACCGTTTTTTAATAAACCCCATTCATTTTTTCTGTATACCAGTTAGGACCAAGAAAAACAGCCTCGGTTTTTTTATTACTATCTGGCACGGAAGCAAAGCCTCCATAAATTTCATAAGAGTCTTGAATGCGGGCGTTACGAGCTTGTCGAGCAGCCATATTAGCCATTAAAAGTGCTGAATATCGGTCTTTTCTCAGTCTATCTTTCTTGCCCACACCTGTCTTAACTTCTGGTGTATTCCACTGATCTCTACCTGTAGGAGTCTGACGAATTTCTATAAGACACAGTTCATGCTTCAATGCCTCAATTTCCATCACACAATCTTCCAAAGTATCATAAGTTCTGTTACTGGCTTTATCCTGTTCAATAGACAATCCAATTGTAATAGGATCAAATCTGGGGAATAGAAGAACTTTATCTTCCAGATCTTTTCTTAGACCATGATTAGCCTCAGAGAGCCAGTCATATTTCGCAAACTGGCATAATTCTAATATATGAAGACCCTGTTCGTCGTCAGTATCTTTTTCCTTGTCTTCATCGATAACAGGCCAAATAGGAAGTTCTCCTGGTAGAAGCCTAACAGGATCATGTAAAGCTTCAGCTACAGCAATTCCGCCACCTTGAGCATCCATTGCGATATGAATAGTTGGAAAAGCCCCCATTAGATCACGAATACGTCTGGCACAATATGCGTAGAAGTCCCCTTCTTCTGTTAATCCGCGTTTTAATCTCTCATTATACTCTTTTCTTGTAGTAGTCCAAACATGAGCTATTCTTCTATGATCTGAGTTTACTTCTAATACAACAATCGAAAAATTATCGACTTCAGATGCAGGGTCTACACCAATAATATATTGCTTATCAATTTGCCCCTTTAGTGAGGGGTCAAAGTATAAGTCGCCAGAAGGTAACTTGATTGGTTTTTGCTCAGAACCCGTACATGCTTCAATCAAACTTCTCTTAAAGAATCCTGCACTATCTGTACAGAAAACAGCACTAAATTCCATCAGATAAATGCCGTTATGTACGGTAGCCTTAGAACGGGCTACTTGAGCGTCATCTATAAATCCTTTAGGAATTAACTCAAAAGGCATTCTAATAACTGAATAATCTTTCCAGTTGAAACTATCCGGCACTTTTTCTTCGCCAAAAGTCTCTTTAAGCTTGACAGGATCGCCCTTAGAGTTTATAATTGAACGCCATCGTTTCCAATATGTTGAGAAATGATTAAAGTCATAATAAGCTGTTCCTGATAAAACAATCTGGTTACCAAAGTCTTCATTGGCAAAGTTTTCTTGTAAAAGAGAAAGGTCATATCCTCTTTGTTTTGCAAGATTTTTAGCTGCGGCTAATTTGACGCCTTCGGACGGTGATGAGGAAACGGCACCAAAACCGGCAATAACGTTTTCGAATATGTCACGGGACTGTGAAGCAAATTCGTCTGCAATGATATCATTTGCTCTTAGTCCACGAATCTTTTGACCATCACCCACAGGAATAGCGGTTACTGTACTGCTATTTATAATCATTCGGCACATGTCTACATCACGACGAGGCCCGCTATTAGAATCACATAAATCTCTTAATATAGGAGATTTCTTCCAGATGGTTTCCATATATTCATGAAGAAATTTAGAC